AAAAAGCGTTTGTACCAACTTAGTTTCACTTCATCCTCTTCAGGATCTTCATTTGCTTTTTTAGGGTCAACTTTTTTGTTGGCTTCAGGATCTTCTGTTTTAGAATTTTGAATGCTTTGCCTCATGGCTTCACGTTCCTTTTTTAAAGCCTCGTAGTTTTCAGGCTTTGGTATGCTGTAGGTTTCATAAAAGAAATCATCATCAACTGGTAAGTTTAAATCTGCAACTAATGATTTGTGAATCTCATAGTTTTCCTTTTTATCCAGGTCAACTTCATCACCTTGAATCATAAACTCACCACCTTGAGTGTTAAAGCCAGCAGCTTCCAATACTTTTATAAAGCGACTGTTAAGTACTTTGCGAGTAAAGGTGATATCACTTTCATGTTTGTTATCATCTTGCTCACCATGCGTTTTGCTTTGTGCATAACCACTAGTGTCAGAGCTTTCAACCGTTTCAGTAGTACCAAGTAATGATTTACTAATCTCTTTATTTAAAAACTTAATAAAGTCATTATGTATAGTGCTTTGGCCATTTGCACCATCCATTAAGTTTACTTGCGTACCATCAGGACGTACAATAACACCACCAGCTCCAATGTTTAAACTTTCCTGAAGCTGTACACGTTGTGCTTCGTCAAAGCCATCCCAAACTGCATCAATAATTGGTCTGCCAAATACTTGTACAAACATGGCATAATCACCAACACCACCACGTTTTAAAATGGCATATTGCGCAGCTTTAAGTAGTAAGCCTAAATCTTTTGGGTTGCCAACTTCCATAACGGTTTTGGCATAAATACCTTCACGTATGTTTATACCATCATCACCAAGAGCTTGGTATGCAACAATGCCTAAATGTGGTCTGTAGTTTAAACGAGGCAATAAGTTTGCTGAGACTTCCCATTTGCCACTATGGTTTTTCCAAAATTGTGGCTCCATAATAGAGTAACCCCAAAATTTGGAGTTTATAATTTCGGCAACCAAATCATCAAAGCCAACGCTATCAATTACATTGTTAATCTCATCAACTGGTTTACCTTCCTTATCTACAAATTGCCAGTTGGCTGTGGTTACAGCATCAATACGTTTACCAATTACAGCTTCAACATGGCCATCTAAAACTACATCAGCATAGAGATCATACAATAAGGTTCTGCGAGGTGTTCTAGCTTCAGCACTTTGTAAAGCCTTGCGCCATTTTGGTATATCTTGCTCAGTTCTGCTAACTGGACGTACTTCAATTTTTTGTATTACTATTGGAGCAGTTCCACCTCCAGGTGGTGTAACGTTTTTCTCCTTAAATAAAGTTTTAGCCATTATAAAGCGTTTTTAATTTAGTATTTTGTTTCTCGTTTGGTTTCACTGGTTACATGAAACGAGGTATCTAATCCTGTAGTGGTATTTAGTGGCCAACCATAAGGCACAGTTTTACCACTTTGTACATCTTTAAGCCATTTTATAGCTGAGTTGTATCGGCTTTCTCTAAAATCATCATCAGCTGCTGCATTAGCCAATGTGATAAAGTGCCAAGTAGCTATATCTTTTAACCACATGAGTAAGGTTTTATCTCTTGCAGAGCCAGTTTCGGCAAAAATGGTATCAATATCATAGCGTGACAAATAGCCTTTGGCTTCACCAATAGCAGCTGCAATAGCCTCATCAATTAACGTGCTGTCGCTTCGGCTAATGGTTGTAATTTGCTCAGTGTATAAATGTGTTTTTAAGTCGGCTTCTAGTAGCATAATTAAAAGTGTTTTGCAGAGTTTCTGCGTTGATATTTTTGTGTTGAAATTAAATTCATGTTGGCAGATGTTTTGCTATCTACAACCCATTTTGCACCTTCAACAGCATCAGGAGCATCATCATTGGCTCTACTTTTTGGTGAGAGTGCTAAAAATTGACCTTCAGCTGCTTGCATTTCTTCAGTATCTCTAAGCTGCTCATTAAATACAAGTTTACCAGCTCTGTTTATAGGTTCAAGATTACTCTCAATCCTGTGGTACTTATCAGGCTTTTTACGCTCATCTGCTTTAGGATGTATGGCCACACCATGACGTTTGTTGGCTTCTTTTATTTCAAGCTTAATTGGGTCGTCAATCCAAGGCCATTCAATATAATAGTAGATTGGTACTTTAGAGCCAAAGTCTTTTTGTATTTCGTAGTTCCAATCCAACATTTTTGCAGTGGTGGTTTGAGCGCAATGCATACGTAATACATGGTATTCGTTTTTCCATCTACCAATTAGAGCTGTAGCTTTATAGTCGCCTTTTTTCTTGTACGATGGATCTGTATAAGCCACCAGAAATTTATAATCTCGTAATGGTCGCATTTTACCATAAGTAAGACTCTTAAACACCTTACCAAGCACAATAGGTGTGTTGTAGTATTCCTTTTGAATGGAAGCCCAACTCATGGTTCGTAAAGCAATATCAATAAGTGCTTCTGTGTTTTTTTGTGGCCAAGAGCTGTTGCCTTCTTTGTCACGAATATTAATAACATCAGCCTTATCAGCTTTTTTTATGGCTCTTTTAATACAGCAATTTTCAGCAATAATGTTACCACACCACAATACCAATAATGATTTTGAAATGGAACGTGTTGCCAATACAGCTTGCTCAAACCAATCCCATTTTTGATCTACAATGTCAGGGTTTCTACAATCTACATCAGTATCAAAATCATCCATTAAAATAATATCTGGTCGTATCTCTTCATTACGCAAACCTCTAGGAGACTGCCTTGCACCTAAAGCCACAAAGGACACTCCAAGCTTGGTATTAAACGCAGTGTCTGTCCAATCACCAAAGGTCATTTGCTTACCATAATCATTAATGATACGTTGGTTGTTTTCCAGGTTTAATTTATATGGCTTCAGTAATTTGGTAGCACTATCTAAGTTGGCACTTATAAGCAACACAAACCGTTTTTGTTTGGTTAGTGTGAGCTTCATAACTTCCATCATGGTACGAGAAGATTTTGCAAGCTCTCTACTCCAAGCTCTAACCTCATACCATTCAGGATTATTCATAATACGTCTGGTAGATCGTTTATGAAAAGGAGCTGGCTCGCTGGTGTAATAGTTTGGAAAGTAGTATTTAAACCAAGCTTCATTATCTTTTTCCAGCTGCTCAATACGTTTTAGTTTATCCTCTTGCGTTTCAGAATGATCTACAACAGTACTGCGTATTAAGTCCTGTACATATTTATCCCAAAAAGCAATGGCTTTTTTATCTTCAACTTGGCTCATACTATAAAATAAATTCTATGATATCTAATTTCCAAACCATCTAAGCTCATTATAGGAATGTCTATCCAGGAAGCATACACCTTTTTACTTTTTCGTTTATAACGTGTGTTCTTACTCATTACAGTTTGCTTTTAATAAAACCATCTACATACTTACTAAGTTCTTGAGCTTTTTCTAAATCTACTTTACGTACAAACTCAAGCAATCCAGTACACGCATGTATAATTTCTGGCAAAGCAGCTTTGGTTTCAAGTTCTTTAATATCTTTTACCAACTTTCTACGTACATCACCAAGTTTGCTATCGGCAAAACGCTGTCCAGCATCAAAGGTTTGTATGTATTCGTTTATTTCAACCAACTCATTAAGTAGGTTGGCCATTTGCTCCTCACGAGTGAGTAAGAAGTTTTTTTGCAGTTTTCCCCAGCCACCTTCATTAAACCACTTATTCATGGTCTGTGCAGATGTGCCAACACGTTCAGCAGCCTCTTTTTGTGACAGCTTCTCTTTGGTAATCAGGATTTTTGCATAATCCTTTTTTTGCTGATTTGTAAGTTTATTTGCTCCCATATAAAACAAATTTGCACCTTATAATGCACTCCCTAAAATGCAATATTTTTAAGCATCCTTTTTACTACACACTAAGCATGCAGTAAGCTGTATGCTTACGATTTCGCAATTTTTTTACACCAAAAAAGCAAGGTTAATTTGTTTTATTAATCGGTTGCACAAAAGCACAGATACTATGAAAAAAACCAGTAAACGCTTTGTACTCTCTAGTGAGATTAAAAACGACAAAGGCTTTCGAGTTCGTACTTCAGGCATTAGGCTTGCAGACTATGAGCTGAATCCTATAATGCTATTTATGCATCAACGTCCTAAGGGTGTAAGTAAAGATGAAGTGCTGCCAATAGGTAATGTAGTTGATATTAAACTAGAAAACGGAAAGTTAACAGGCTGTTTAGCATTTGATGAAACAGACGACTTTGCAATGAAGCTTTACACTAAGGTTGAAAACGGAACGCTTCGCATGGTAAGTGCTGGCTTAGTTCCATTAACCTGGAGTAAAGATCCATCTGGTGAGGTTTGGCTTGAAACATCAACCCTAAAAGAAATAAGCTTGGTTGATATTGGCTCAAACGCTGAAGCTGTTGCTGTAACCTTATATGATGAGCAAGATAACATCATTAACCTTTCACTTGAAGATATCAAATCAAATTTTAAACCAGATAATACCATGAAATTAATTCAATTAAGCGCACTTGCTGTGCTTCCAATGTTAAAGCTAAGTGCAGATGCAACTCCAGAAGAGGCACAAAATGCAATTAGTGAATTAGTGACGCTTGCTAATACGCAATCGACAGAAATAGTCACTTTAAAATCTGAGCGTGATGATTTTAAAACCAAGTATGAAGCTGAAGTAAAACTTAGCTCTGAGGCTAAAATTACATCATTGTTGGATGGTGCAGTTGCCAAAGGAAAGTTTGTTGAAGGTGATCGTGCTAAATGGGTAAAATTAGCCAACGCTGATTTTGATGGCACAAAAGACATCTTAGATGGTATGGCAGAAGCTAAATCAGTTTCTAGCCAAATTGATGAAGGTAAAGCAGATAATGCATTACTAAAAATGAGCTATGATGAGCTTGACAAAGCTAACCAATTGGTGACGCTTAAAGCTGAGAATTTACCAGCTTTTAAAGAGAAGTTCAAAGCCAAGTTTGGTAGAGAGTATAAAGAAAACTAGTAGCAGCTACACTGAGGCTAGAGAGTATTAAGTATAAGCTAAAAATTAATTTACACACAAACCTAAATTCACAATGAAAAACAAGAAATTAAATTTAAAGAACTACCTATATAACTTTGTTGTAGTACTTTTTGTAGCTGCACTATTTGTGCAAATTACGCCAGCTGTAGCAGCCTCTAGTGCTGTGGTAGCTTTGGCGACTGGAACAGCTTTGAGCTATGTGCAAATGCCTAGTGCTGCATTTATGGCCATACAAGTTGAGATTTGGCAAAATCACATTGAGGAAGAAATTTTTAAAGATAACAGTTTCCTTAGATTATCACACAACGCAGATGATTACGTGATTAACTCTAAAGCAGTGCATATACCACAATCAGGTGGCTCTGGAACAGTTGTTAAAAACAGAACTTCATTACCAGCAACAGTTCGTAAACGTACTGATTCTGATGTGATTTACTTACTGGATGAGTTTACCACAGATCCAGTTTTAATTCCACATGCAGACACTAAAGAGCTAAGCTACGATAAGAGAGCTTCAGTACTTGGTGAAGATCGTGATAAGATTGTTGAAAGCGTTGCAGAAGAAACCATTTACAACTGGTTAAAATCTCCAGTGTATGGTACGTATGGAGCAACTACATTGCCAGCTGGTAATGTGTTACCAACTACAGGAGCATCAGTAGCTGCAACTGCACCAAGCGCAACAGGAACTCGTAAAGCTGCAACCAGAACAGACTTACAGTCTATGCAAACGTTCTTCAGACAGCAAAAGCGTTGGTTTGAAGGTAAAATGCACTGTATGTTACCTCCAACAATGTTGGCAGAGTTATTTCCAGCAGATGATATTGTAACAGCAACTTACATGCAAAATGTAACTGAAGCTGAGCGCAGACAAGGTGTGATTATGAAAGCTTATGGCTGGAACATTATGGTAAGAAGCTCTGTAGCTCGTTTACAAACCGATGGTACAATTTTAGCTCCAGGAGCAGCTGGAACTACAACTGATAACGAAGCAGCTTTATTCTGGTATCAGGATGCTGTTGAGTTCGCCTTTGGTGGTGTTGAAGCTTTTGAAAACTTGAAAGACCCTCAGTACTATGGTGATATTTATTCATTCTTAGTAAGAGCTGGTTCAAGAGCTAGACGAGTTGGATATGAAGGTATTGCTTTATTACAGCAAGCTCCAACTGCTTAATTAACTTAAAATATTTTGATTGGTCGGAAGAGTGAGTTACCAACCTGACGGACGATACTCACTCTTTTTTTAAAAACAAAACTTGTGAAACACTTTAACCTCATACTCATTTTTGTACTGCTTTTTTCAGCATGCAGATCTGCAAGGCCAAAAGTAGAAACTCACAAAACCGTTACAGACACCACGACCACCAAAGTACGAGTTGAAACTAAGTATGACACCATACGTATTCCAGGAGACACTGTAACCATTAGAGTGCCTTTTGAGAAACTTACTGAGCAACCAATTGTATTTGCTTCTAAAACAGGACATATTAAAGCAGCTGTTAGTAAAACCAATGATTTGGTAGAGGTGCAGTGTTATGTTGATGAGCTAATAAAAATTATTGAATCTCAAAACACAACCATTGAGACTTTAACCAAACGCTTGGAAACTCAGGAAACAACAATTACAGAAACCGAATATAAAACGCCTTGGTACATGAAGGCCTTAGCCTTAATTGGTGGTATAGTGCTGCTTATTTTCGGAATCAAATATTTTAAACCTTTTTAAAAACCTTTTTAAAATGTCAAAAGAAAATAGTAGAGAGCGCAGAATTGAACTCATGTTAGCGCATAACCAACACATCCAAACGCTGTACGTTACAGCAGACGACCAAGGATTTGAAAAAGAATCTTCAGCTGAAGCTCACACCAACAGATTGGTAGATAAAACTATTGAGGCAGTTAAAAACCCTCATTATAAAAAACCTGTAGTGAATCTTCCAGGAACATCAGGAACAGCACCAACAGATACTCCAGCTCCTGAAGCTGATGAGACTAACATACTAGACAATAGCATTGGCGACCTTAAAAAAGCACTTCAGGATGTTACAGATATTGAAGCTTTAGAAGCATTAAAGTCTGAAGAGGAAGCAGCCGAAAAGCCACGTAAAGGAGCTTTAGATGCTATTGATGCACGTATTGCAGAAATACAAACAGCAGCAGCCAATGGTTTGGATGTTGATGAGGAAGAGGAATAATCGTTTAACCTAATAATAAAACAAATTATGGCTAAGTATAGTTATGGAATTAGTGCCTTTACAATGGGAGATATTGATGGCACAACAGGCTTACAAACAAGTCCTGTTGACCTGAAAGAAACCGTTTACAAAGACACGTTCAACGTTACTGAAGAGGAAGGCTCATCAGTAGACCACTATTCAGAAATGGATAGTACGCCAAAAATATCATTTCAAGATATTGGTAAGGAAACCATTACGTTTCAAATGATGGATACAGATGTAGATAAGTTGGTACTCTTTTTAGGAGGTACAAAAACTGTGGTTGGAGGTAGAGATACCTGGAACAAACCAAGTGGAGCTGTATCTATTGAAAAGTACATTAAAGTAACCACTTTAGATGGTACAGATTTAGAGTACCCAAGAGTACAAGTATCAGCTCGTAAAAACTTTCAGCTACGTAAGCAAGGTATTTGGTTGCTAGATGTAACAATGACTGTGTTAACACCATTGTTGCCTTCAGGTACACCATTAAGCCCAGTAATTGTAACTGATCCAGCACCTTAGTCATGAAAGAACAGCTGCACACTGAAAAGTTTGCTGCTGATACCATACTGCAAAAGGGAGTCCAGGTTAAAATCCCTGCTCCCTTTTTTTTAAAGGTATTTGGCAAAAAAACGATCAATCTAAAAATTACAAGTCCACTGGAAGGCACAATGCATAGAGTAGCCAGTTACTATTTACGTACAGGAATCACTTTTGATATGTTGGAAGGCATCACTACTGAAGAGGCTTTATTGCTACAAGTAAAGCATGGTAAAACCATAAGTAAAGCAGTAGCTGTAGCAGTACTAAATGGTTACTGGAGTGGTAAACTGTTTACAAGGCCATTAGCCTGGTATTTGCGTTGGCACTTAAAAAGTAAAGAGTTGTTTGCGCTTACCACAGCATTACTCATTTATGGAGGTGTACAGGATTTTATGAATACTACCAAATCGGTTCGGAAGATGAAACTGACGACACCGAGAATGGGTCAGAAGAGCCAAGGGAGTTAAAGCAATTAGGCCTACATAGCCCTTGGGGAATGTTACATCAAATAATAAGTGAAACAGGATGGTCACTGCATTATGTGTTATGGAAAGTGAGCAGAGCAAACATCTTGCTCATGCTGGCAGATAGAAGCAATGTAAAAAGCGTAAAAGCAAGTGAGAAAGTAGGATCAGGAAAAGATTTAATTAACAAGTATAAGCGCAAAAGCTAACTAAAACAGATTCCCACTTTCGTGGGAAGTGAACATGGAAAAGTTTGACCCAATTGATATTGATTTTATAATTAACTCAGAGGAAGTTAAGGCTGATACCAATAAGATTAAAGACGACCTTAAATCTGTTGGCCAAACAGCTGAAGAAACTTCTAAAAAAGTTAATGAACAAATAAAAGGTGCTTTTGCTAATCCTGATAACGAAAAAGCCATTAGTGATGTTAATGAGCGACTTAAAGAGCAAGGCACTATTGTAGGTGCAAATAACCAAAAGATTTTTGACTACAATAAAGCTTTAAAAGATATCACTGAAGATTTTTCTAAAAGCTCACTTGAAGGCCTTGACACTCTTAAAAACAAAATACCTCAGTTACTTAGTGAGATAGATAGGCTTAAAGAAAAGAATGATGGCCTAACTAAATCTGGCGAAGCTACTATACCAGTTTGGCAGCAAGTGGCTAAAGGTTTGTTTAGTTGGGGAACAGCCTTGAGTGTTGGCGCAACATTACTGGCTGTATATGGTAAAGAAATTGCACAATGGGTTGTTAACCTATTAAAAGGTGGTGATGCCATTAACGTTGCAAAAGAACGTATTAAATCACTCAATGCAGCACTAGAGAGCAACAGCTTTACTAAGGCATTACAAAACGTATTTCAATTACGATCTCAATTTGAGTTATTTAATGAAGGTTTACTAGATAAAGATATAGTACTAAAAAAGTACAATGAAACTTTAGGTCAGGTTGCTGGAACCACAGATGATATTAATGAAGCTGAAGCTACATTTCAAGAAAAATCAGATGCTTATGTAAAAGTAATGCTTTATAGAGCTGCTGCTACAGCAGCCACAGCTGAAGCTGCTAAACAATTAAATGACGCAACAACAGAGTTATTTAGGCTTCAAGATAGAGAAGAAACGTTAACGCAACGTGCGCAAGATCCTGTGCAAACTTCAACCAGAACAGGAGCGCAATTTGGTAAGGCGTTTTCTGCTAAAAAAGAACTTGAAACTGTTGAGGAAAAAATAAAGAAGACCCAAGCAGATGCGGAAAAGATAAAAACCTCTTTTAATGATATTATTAAAAAATTTGAAAAAGATGCTTTAAATCTTGCCACTTTAAATGGCTTCAATTTATTTGGTGATGATGGAGGTAAAAAGCAATTAAGTGAGTACCAAAATCTCCTGGACAAACTTGCTGAGCTTGACAAAGAATACTCACGCAAAAGCTTTACTAAAGATGAGGAAGAGCTGCAAGCCTTACGAGATAAGTTTGACAAAATTAGAACCCTTGTACAACGCTATAATGCAGATCCTGATAACAAGGCTCAAATAATAGATTTAAGTGGCTTAGACGACTTGCAAAAACAAGCTGAAGAAACGCTAACCTACAGACAAAGCACCGAAAATTTAAAGGATGAGCTGGCTGTACAAAAGCAACTCTTTGAAGATTTTGAAAACTACAAAAAAACCTTTGGTATAGACAAAGCCAAAGAAGAGTTTGCTGGTAAAATTGATGCAGCCACGAGTTACTATGAGTATTTAAAACAGCAAAAGCTTGAAAATGAAGAGGCCTTTACAGCTGTTGATAATGGTACAGCAACAGGAGCGCAAATTGAACGTGTAAACTTTATTAATGAAGCTCTTAAAAAAGAAACTGATGAGCAAAAGAAATTGTTTGATAAGCAGTTGGCTCAGCTGTTAAACTACCAGCAACAGCGCAACCTATTAATTGAGCAGTACAATGCACAACGATTACAACTCATAGCAGCTGGTGAGAATGATGCAGTTGCAGAACTGGACAAACAACACCAGGAAGAGCTTGACGCTTTAGATGATGCCAACGTTAAAAAATTACAAAGCTACAAAACCCTGTTTGATGGTATTGTAGGCCTTACAGCTAAAGAAGCACGTATTGTTATTGCCAACGCTAAAGAGCTTTTAAAAACCCAAAACATTTCGGCTGAGCTAAAAACAAAAATACTCAAGCAAATTGCCGAAGTTGAAAAAATACTCAATGCTAGTAAGCTCACTAACGTACAACAATACACCAATGCCATTGGTAGTTTAGGCGCATCACTTTCACAATTAGGCAATGACTTAAATAACAGTAGTCTTTCAAATGCTGGCAACATTTTAACCAATTTAGCTGGAGGAGTTCAAAATTTATTTGGTGCATTTGCTGAAGGTGTAAGTACAGGCGATGCTATTTCACTTGGTTTGAGTGGTATTACAAGCCTTTTGGGTTTAATTGGTAAAATAGGATCTAAGCAAGCAGAACGAAGAGAGAAAGCAAGGCAGTATTATTTATCTGTAATAGCCATGCAGAACCAATACAATTTGAGTTTGCAAGAGCAATTGCGTTTACAAAGTGTTCTTGACGAAAACGTATTTATAACCAATTACGAAGGTAGAATACGTGATGCTTTAGCTGCTATATTAGAAGCTAATGCTGCTTATGATGCAGCCATTAATAACCTGATTGAAAATGGTAATATAACTCAGTCTAATTCACAGTTCGTTCAACAATTTTTGGGCACTTCAGCTTTAGATTACCCTGATTTATTACAACAGAGCGAAGATGGTATTTATAGCTTAAACACAGCCTTGGCTCAAAGCCTTCTTGATAACGGACTTATTAATGATGAAACAGCTGCAATATTAGAAAATATTATTGCTTGGGAGGAAGCTTTAGAAGCAGCCCAAGAGCAAATAAAAGAAGTGATTAGTGATTTAACAGGCTCATTAGGAACTGATTTAAAAAATGTTTTGGTAGATGCCTTTCAGTCTGGCGAAAATGCAGCCATACGAATGGGTGAAACGGTTGAAAATGTTTTGGAAAACGTACTGAGTAGCTTTGTGTTTAACGCTATTTTTCAAGAGGCCTTTGATAATTTAGAGGCACAAATGGCAGCGAGTTTTGGTGTTGGTGGTGATGGTAGCTGGATAGATGATTTTGCAGCCTTCTTTAACTCAGCTTCAGGACTCACAGACGACTTTAATGCAGCACTCGCTGAAGCACAAGCGCAAGCAGCAGCAGCAGGCTTTAATATTTTTGATGGCTCTTCATCTGCTCAGCAAGGATTAACTGGAGCTATACGTAGAGAAATTACTGAAGAGACAGGCAGTGAGCTTGTAGGTTTATTTAGAGGTCAGTTTGATATTACCAAACGTATGGCTGAGCTTACTGAAGCTTACTATGAGCGTGAGCAAGCACACCATGCCAATTTACTAGAGCTTATTGCAATTAACACATTGATAGAACAAAACACCTTGCACACTGTTGAAAAGCTTTCAGCTGCATTGGTGCATTTGGAAAGCATTTCAGAAAATACTGAGCAACATTATTTATTGGATTTAGGAGGTTAATGTATAAACTAAACGACATATTATTATCTACTTATGGCATCATTCCAACACGAGTGAGTGGCGAAGGCATTGCTATAAAAGGCATTTTTGATTTGCCTAAACGTCATGGTGATACACACTACAGCTGGGATGAATCCAACTCTGTTGAGCCTTATGTTGCAGCTGAAGAGTTGTTTTATTCAGGTAGAGACATCCTTTTTCAAGGCATTATACTTGGTGATAAAGCCACTGTAACCACTAATCTTAACAACCTTAAAACTGCTATTAATGCCTTTAATAGTACAGTGCCTTTAGAAACACCTTATGGTAATGCTTGTGTTTATATTACAGATATTAAGGTTAAAGATTACAATGGTGGAGCTTCACTACTTATTGAGTTTAGAGAGCCTGTAGTTGGAGCAAGTTGTGGTATTAATGTTGAAGATACCATTTACTACTCTGAAGAGTACTTGGCCACAGCAGATAAAAATGACTGTCCGAGTGGTTATCATGGCAGTACAGTAGGACTCACTGCCACAGCTGGAATGTTTACCAGCACCATAAGCCAAGCAGCTGTCAACTTACTAGCTGTAAATTGGGTGCTAGAAAATGTACAAGCCTATGCCAACGCTCAAGGCACTTGTATTATTAATCCACCAGTGTATTACAATGTACAAAAGACTGCTCAGCTTCAAAAAAATGATTGTGCTTCTGGTAGTACAGGATCTATGGTTACTTATGTGGTTGAAGCTTTTACGTACAGCTCAGAGATTAGCCAGGAAGATGCAGACGCTCAAGCAGATGCTGATATCTTAGCCAATTTTGACCAAGCCTATGCTAATGCTAATGGTTATTGTACAGCAGATCCACCAACAGGGTTTTCAACCTTTGTGATGATTGAAAATTATACAGGAATACCTTTAAATAGAATTAGGAGACAGCGTTTTGAGGTTGGTGAGTCTATTAGAGTTGGCTCAGTGTTTAGTTTAACATGCTTTGGTGTTACAGTTTCACACACAGCTATTGGTGCAGATACACCAGCAAGTATTGTGTTGGCATTAAAGAACATTATCAATAGCACAACAGCAAGTGAGTGGAATGCAAACGACCAAGCACCACCAGAGTCAACCATATTTTTTCCACCTGAAGCAAGTACTGAAGGCTCAAACATATTAAAAGTTATTATCAATAGAAACTGGCAATTTTATCATAACGTAACTAATCCATAATGTACACAATAGACACCATACCAATGACAGATTATGGTTTGCACATCGCAAGCCATGAAGGTGAATTGCATTTGGTTGATGCTAAGGATCAGTTTTTTACTGCTTATGAAACTGAAGGCTTCCAGATCACCAAACGCAAAGAAAATGAGCTGTTGCTTAATGGGTTTATTATCGCTTCAGATTTGGCAGATTTTAAAACCAAAACAGCTGCTTTGTACACAGCTTTAAGTGCTTCAGGTACTAGAGCCATTGTACTTAATCCTGAAGCTTTAACGTGTTTTGGTACTGAAGGTTACACCATAGATAAAGTGAGAGTATTTAATAACGCTGTGTATGCACGTTTTAAAATGAAATTAATAATCGTTTAAATGGCCAACTTAGACATATATAGAGACGCAAGCATTATCAGTACAGTTAGTATTGATGAGAAAACTGTGCTTATAAAAAAGCTAATGGCAGCCGATAAAATAACGTCACGCTTTATAACTAAGGCTGTTATTCCTGTTGAGATTGGCGACTATATCACCTTTGCTGGCAATAACTATTACCTAAACCAATTACCATCTATTGAAAAGCAGAATGATAAAACCTACAAATATAACATGGTGTTTCATTCGGTGTTGTACGATATGTATAACAAGATGCTTATTAGTAGTGATGGCCTAACCGATTTTTCATACACTGCCAACGCTGAAGATATGTTAACGCTCCTGGTTGAGCGCATGAATGAAATTTATTCTGGTTGGACTGTTGGTGATGTTGATGCCTCTGAGAAAAAAACAATCAAATTCACCAATGAAAGCTGCCGAACTGCACTTACTAAAATAGCTAGTTTATTTCAGTTTGAGTTTGAGCTAAGTGGTAAAACCATACATCTAAAAGAAGCTGTAGGAACTATTACTGAGCATGAGTTTGAGTATGGCCAGAACAAAGGTCTTTATAACCTGACTAGAAAAAGCGTTGAAACCAATACGCTTGTTACTAAAGTATATGGTTTTGGTGGTACTAAAAACATACCTTACACTTATCGTGACCATGCAAAGCGTCTGGTTTTTGAAGAGCGTTTTTTAACCAAAAACGATTCTATTTATGGCATACGTGAAGGTCATTATACCAATAATGATATTTACCCTCAGCGTACAGCCAATCTTACAGCTGTAAACATCTTATTTAATGCTGGAGTGTTTAATGTAACTGATAGTTACATTGAAGATAACACGCTAGATTTTAACATTAATGATTTTTTAGCTGAAGGCCTTACACCAAAAGTGGTGTTTAAAAGTGGTGATCTGAGTGGCTATCAATTTGAGATTTGGAAATACGATCACGATAACAGACGCATTTTCATTAATCCTGTTAATGAAAGTGATGGTTATGCATTGCCAAATGAAACTAATAAACCAGCTATTGGTGATGAGTACACTTTGGTAGATTTAAAGATGCCACCAAGTTACATTTTTCAAGCTGAAGATGATTTAAAAGCAGCAACGCAAGTTTTTCTGGATGAAAACGCAGTACCAAAAAGCCTTTACATTGTAAAGCTTGACCCAAAATACACAAAATCTGAAGCCATTACATTAGATGCTGGCGACCTGGTTAAAATTGTAGATGCTTATTTAGGTGTAGATCGTTCAATTAGAATCGCTCAGGTAACTTACCCAATAGTAAACCGTTACAAAATCACAGCCATTATTGCAGACTTTATACCAAAAACATTGCAAGAGCAAATTGTTGGTACAGTAGCCAATTTTGGTGATACCATTGAGAATATTGTAAACAATACTATTAATAACAACACACAAATTACCAACAACAATAACACTACTGTAATTAATGAAGGTAATTTAAGTAAGGTGCTTGTTTTTGATAGAGAATTTACCTGGGAAAAAAGCTTTGACAATTTAGATAATCCTGAGAAGCTTGAAGCTGGAGACATCATCATGAATAACTTTTACAATCGTAACACCTTTGTTATAAAGTGGCAATATATAGGTGCAGATGATAGTATGATAACCAGGAACAAACGTGAGAGCTGGAAGGAAATAGAAACGCTGGAGCTTGCAGATGCTACTACAGTAATAAACAAGCTGAAGCTTTTAATGTTTGAAGAGAGCAGCACACCAACTCACTTAGCCAGTTTAGATGCTAATGGTAATGTTGGTAAGGTTGATATGCTAAAATTCACCAACAGGAACATTGATGGAGGCTTTGCAAATAGTGTTTATCTGGCCACGCAGAACATTGATGGTGGAGCAGCAGCAATAATGGCATCAGGATTAATAGATGGAGGTAACGCACAACAAAATTAACTATGGCAGATATATTACAACTTAGACGAGATACAGCAGCTAATTTTACAGCTGCAAATCCAATATTAGCACAAGGTGAGCCAGCACTTGAAATAGACACCAAAAAAGAAAAGATTGGTGATGGTGTTACTGCTTGGAATGATTTGGCTTATAAAAATCTTGGAGCAGCTTCAGCTGTAGACACTACAAACTTTGATGGTATTTTATCACCAGCTGATGACACTGTACAAAAAGCACTTGAAACTATAGACGATTATGTGCCAGCTGGCGGAGGCGACATGCTCGCAGCAACCTACGACCCAACAAGTGTAGAAGGTGATGCATTTGATATGGATAACATGGCTGAAGGTGCTGATACTAAAATTTTAACAGCAGCCGAAAGAGCAGCAATTGCCTCACATACATCTGAAATAGCAGCTTTAGTTTCTAGTTATTCCAGACGAAAAGCAGTAATTGATATTATTGATAACACAGCTGCTCCACCAACAGAAGTAAGTGGAGATAGATATATACTTGACAATACAGGTTCGTCACATGCTAATTGGGATGGAGCTTCAGCTTTTGATATTGTTGAATTTGATGGCACAAATTGGGTTGCTACAACACCATTAGAAGGTTATATAGCTTATGTAGATGCAGAAGATAAAGACGCATTATACATTGATGATGGCTCTCCAGAATGGCAATTAAGAGATATTTCAGCATTCGATTTAGCAGCAGCAATCAACAGTGCAACAAATAAACCTACTCCAGTTGATGCTGATAAAATAGGAATTTGGGATAGTGTTAGCGGATTATTAAGAAGCGTTACTTGGTTAAATTTTAAAGCAACTCTCAAAACCTATTTTGATACGCTTTATGCAGACAAAACCGACTCCATAAGCTTCTTTGCCTCAGACCTAACAACAGATTTAGCGACTGGCGAAACATCAGGTATATATGCACCTTATGATTTTACACTTTTAAGTTATTGGATTGGAGCAGTAACACAAGTACCAACAGGATCAGGACTAGAAGTAGATTTATTAAAAAACGGTTCTAGTTGCACAAGTACAGCAGCCGAAATTGACGCAACAGAAAGCACCAGTTTAACAGGAACATCACCAGTACTTACAACCACATCATTTGTAGAAGGTGATTATATAAATGCCGACATTTTAGCAGTTGGCTCAACAGACGTAGGACAAGGTTTACAAATAGTATTAAAAATTCAAAAAACATAAAACAATGGGAAATTTTAAAGCGTATGAAAGCTTATTAATGATTAGTGGTAAACTACAACCACCAAACATTTTAGATCACAATAACGTAGATAGAAAAGTAAAATTCTTTGATTTGGTTACTCAAATAGCACTTGAAAAAGCTATTGAAATTTACCAAAATCCAAAGGTAATTCCAGCCTTATCTGCAAATCCATCAGAAGCAGAACAAAAAGCCTTTGATGATGCAAGTAATTATTTGAATAAAATATACAGAACAGCCGATAAAATTATTGATAATGATGGCAACACCTTTAGAAAATTATTAAAACTGGTAGTTACACAATTTTCAGAATTATACAACTTTCAGGTGTTTGTAACAAAAACCCAAGAAGGTAATATTAATTATTGGGAAACCAGAACCACAGAATCCATGCTAAAAGCAATAGAGCTTTTATCAGGCATTAAAGCAGATGAAAAAACAGCTTACGATAATATAATTTAATGCACGTACTTAATCCATATCGTTTAGCTTCAACTGGACCATCAATTACACCAGATGAATTATCAAACCTTGCTATGTGGTATGATGGTACAGATAGCAGTTCTATGTCATTGGATGGGAGTAATCGTGTTTTATCTATAACAGATAAATCTGCCAATGCAGAAGTTGCTGTTAAAAATGTATCATTATCTGGTTCTGTTTTCGATGGCACAAAAATAACTTTTACACCTTCAGGTGGTGGTTTAGGTGCTAGTACAAATAATAATATCACATCAGATATACATGGCTTTATAGTGTTTTCTAATTGGGATGCATCATCAGCTTTTTTTGTTAACAGAAGTGCATCGTCAAACAGGCTGTCTTTAGGAAGAAAAGACATTGGGTTAATAGGCTTTACTAAATACATAGGAAGTTGGAATACTGCTTTTGATGACGTAGCAACGGTTACTGATGAAATATGGATATTAGAATTTAAAGTTATTAGTAATACTCCAACAGGTTATTTAAACGATAATGCTTTAGTATATAATAGTGCTACAGGAGTTCCAACAGCGACAGGGAACTATTTTAATTTAGGTGGTCGAAGTCAATATGCAGCTGAAACTTGGGATTTTTACGAATGTTTTATATCTGATGCTGAATTAACAACAGAAGAAAGAGATGGTATATTAAATTATTTAGCAAATAAATATTGAAACTCCTAACCTACATATCACTATTTCTAAGTCTAAGCCTAAACGCTCAGGAGTTCTACACCTTTGACATCACAGCAGATGCCAACTATGTGTTTTCAGAACTAGAACAAGGCTATAGCATAGGCAATGATAGCATTGAACCTTACGCAGAGTTTAACCACATTGGCAATTTAGACTTTAAGCATAAAACCTTAGAAATAATGAATGCCAAAGTCACAATATATGGTGATACCTTAAATGTTGGCACAATTATAAAGCGTTTTGCAACATCAAAACTAGTAGTAATACCAAACACTTTAGAAATTGAACAGCCAGTAGTTGAGGCAGTACGCATTTACCCAAATCCAGTAGTAAATTATTTTTTTGTAGCAGGAAACAATTTAAAAAGCATCACAGTATTAGATGCGTATGGTAGAGTTTTAATACAGCAAAACAATGTAAGCGAGCTAAACAAAATACCAATAGAAGCAAGTGCTGGAATGTACTTTGTAAACATAATAGATAATAACGGTTTAAGCCAATTAAAAAAATTGATTGTGAAGTGATACCTATTGAAACGCAAATAAGAAATTTTCTAGTAACTGATATAAACAAAGCTATTAAACTTTTATATCAACACTATTACTATGCTTTGTTTGCGGTTGCTAATCAAATATTAAATGATGAAGAAAAATCTAAAGATGTCGTTCAAGAAACTTTTATAGTTGTTTGGCTTAATGCTAATAATTATGATTTTAAAAAATCTAAACTATATACATGGTTAAGAACCATAGCAAAAAATAAAGCAATAGATAATTTAAGGTATCAAAAAACCTACAACTACCAAAGGCTTAATGATAATATATATTTAAAACCAAGTGATTCAGTTTTTAATACAGATGTTATTGGTTTAGCAGATAACGTTGCTAAGCTAACACCAAAATATGGTACAGTAATAGAAGATGCTTTTTTAAAGGAATACACAAGGTTAGAAATAGCAAAGCGTAAAAACATTCCTGTATCAACTGTAAAATCAAGAGTTAAAATAGGATTAAGAGAATTAAGAGAAATTTATATAGATAAACCTTTTTTTGTTCCAAATCAAAAGAAGCCATGATGTTATGAAAAAACTAGTATTAATATTATTAACGTTTTGCGCATTATCACACGCTCAATTACAAGAGGGTTACACTTTTGAGGTTGGCACAAACTTAATACCATACTTAGGTCAAACCGAATACCTAACAAGTACAGCCTTTTCAGATGATGGTATTTATCAGTTTGTTTCAGTACGCACAGGTAAAGTAATGCTTTTAAAATGGAACGGTTTTGAGTACGAATACAAAGGCGTTATTATAGAAGTTGAAACACGAACCGTTGCAGAATATGGATTAATACGTGTTAATTACAATAATGGTTATTTAGATGTTTTTTATACAGAATTACCACAACGTTATTTTCCAAACATAACCACAGATAATTATTTAACCTGCAATGTAGTAGCAAGGTACAAGTTTGAAAATGAAACTGCAACCTATCAAAATCATGTAATAGGTGACACTATAGAAGATGGTTTTTTAGCACTTGGCGAAAATCACAATGGTGGTGATATTGCTTATGATGAAGATGGTTATTTATTCTCAGCAACAGGTGATGGTGGTAATTGGACGTACAAAAACATTGCTAAAGCCTTTGGTTATATTTCTGATGAAGTTTACAACAATGGAGTGAATTATATATCTATGACCTTAAGCACATCAAATGGTAAAGTGTTTAGAGTAAATCCAAACACAGGTGAAGGTCATCCAGACAATCCTTTTTACGATGCTAACAATCCTAAATCCGTTGAAAGTAGGGTTTACGCAATGGGTTTTAGAAATCCTTGGCGATTACATTATAACGATGGTGTGTTATACGTTGCAGATGTAGGAGCGCAAAATAGAGAAACAGTACACGCTATTACTGAAGGTGGCACAAATGTAGGTTGGTCTATGTATGAAGGCTTTGATAGAACAAATCAATCAGGCAATGCAATTAATCCAGATTTAGGTATTGCATTTAATGAACTACTACAAGAACCTACTTCTTTTGATTATGGTGGTTTATGGACTAAGCACGTTAATAGTTTTGATTATGGACGTAGCACCAACACAACACGCTTACCATACTTTGAAGATAACGAACTAAAACTAAGAAATGCTAATGCGAATTTTGAAGGAGCAAGCGTAGTTGGTGGCGTTGTAAAAGATGGTAAGTATTGGTTTATGGATTCTTATCGTGATTGGATTGGTGTTGCAGATTTAAGCGATACAGCACCACATTTTACAGAAGTAAACACCATTGGTAACTTAGGGCAAAATGGCTTTGTACATATAGCTGAAAATCCTTTAGATGGTTCTTTATGGTTTACAGAATTATTTAAACGAGTTTGGAAGTTGAGTTATGATGAAACGTTAAGCACACCAGACCATGAGTTTAATTACAAATTAGCAACCGTTTATTATACAGATATAACACGCAGAAAAATAACCTACATAAACCAAGCTGCTGATGGTTTATACTTTGCTTTTTATGATTATGAAGGTAAAACGGTTGTAAATAAAGAAATATTAAAAGATGGTGTAATTATTAATAAACCATTTTGAACTTAACCTAATTCAATAGTTTTTCGAGGGATTAAAAAGCTATTAAAACTTATAAAATGAAAGATTGGATTATGTATGCCATTCATGCCATAGGAGCAACACTTACCATTTTTAGTGGTTGGGAACTTATTAATAGGGATTTATCGCCTGAAAAACGTAAGCCTTTAACCTTTAGAGTGCTGTTTGCTAATTTAATACTGGCATTTATTGGCACAGTAGTATTTAGTCCTTATGTGATACGAAGGTATGAAATAGTTGATATTAGCGAAATTCTAATAGTAGGATTTGCTTTAGCAATAGTGTTTCCTTTTGTAGTTCACTTAGTATTATTGTGCCTTCAATTATTGGTCAGCCAACTACCAGAAGTAATTGTATATGGAGTGAAAAAGTTTTTTAAAAAATGGTTTAAATGATATGATAACAAACATTATAAAATATGGAAATCTGGTCATTGTCTTTGTTTGGTCGTTCTGGATTATGGCATCATACTTCTTCCACGATAGTCTTGTAGCTTCATTAGGTGATCCATCAGCAGTAACCACAAAATTTGTAACAGCTTTTTTGATAAATATTTTAGTCTTAATGTACTTTTTTAGAAAAAGAACATTACCCTTTTTGTATTTATTAATATACACAATAGTTGGTGTAGTAGCAGCATTTTTACTTTATAATGAATCGTTAAACACATTTCCAAGATTTGAGGATGAAAATATTGCAATAAAAAGTGTTGCAAGTGATGTGCCAAGTTGGGTGACTCTTATTCTAATTCTGCTTTTTATAATAGAAAGTAAATTAAAAAACAGCAAAATTTTACTGTTTATTCTGCTTTGCCTTACCACAATAGCAATAGGTCATTTAAGCAACACACCAAAACTTTACGGTTATTTTCAAGGTATAATGACAGGAGTTGCAGCACCAACAGCAATAATGTTATTTCATTTAGTGATATACAAAATAGTTGACAATACACCAAACTTATCAAAAATAGGTAATTGGATATATGAATTAAGAACCAAAACACTTAAAGTATAACTATGAAAAAACGAGCCACACAATTAGTAATAGCAGCCTTATTCACGTTAGGCTCTGGAGTTGGTATTTACAACTTCACAGGAACAGACGTTACGCTTCCTAATGGCGAAGTCATTAAAACAGGAAAGCTCACAGAGAGCTTAACAAAACATTACCAGGAGCGAAATATTGAAGATAGTTTGTACATCACTATCCATCATACAGCTGGCTCAAAAAACCAGTCACTTGAAAGCATTGCAAAGTTTCATGTAGAAATGAATGGTTGGCCAGCAATAGCCTATCACATTGCAATAAATGATGATGGCGATATTAATTTTCTTAATGATATTGAAGAGCGCACTTACCATGACAGCGGCGAAAACACAGTAAGTATTGGCGTGGTTCTAGTTGGTAATTACGAAGAGGATTTGCCAAGCGAAGACATGATTAAAAGTGTAAAGCTGGTTACAGATGCGCTTTGTCAGTCATTAAAAATAAAAGGCATCAGAGCGCATCGTGACACGTCACCAACATTGTGCTGTGGCATTAATGCTTATGTAAAACTAAAAGACGTGTTTTTTTAATAACAAATTAAATAAAACTATGAATGACTTATGCAAATGTAAAGTACCACAGCCAAAAACACATTTAACAGAGCTTGATGAGCCTTATGATGTTTGCCAAGCTTGTGGTAAAGACGTTGACAACTAATTAAATTAGTGTAATGCAACTCAACAGCTCAGAAATAGAACAATTATTAACTCAGCATCAGGTAGATCTTGAGGCTATAAAACAACAATTATGATATCAGATTTTATTAAACAGTATGGTATTGCAGCTTTTATAATTTTATTGGCTTGCATGTTAGGGATATTCAACCTTGGAATACTAGGTTATAAGTTCACAGCTGTAATACTCTTTAGCACAATAGCTGTGGTGTATTTAATGTTTCACACACCAACACTTTGGAAAGTGATTTAGGCATTTTTTAGTAAGCCACTGAGTCGTGTCTGGAATTTTATTAAATCGCTTTGGGAGTCAAAACCATGAGTAAATAAGGACACTATAATGAATAAGGAGAGCTGTAAAAGGCTCTCTTTTTGTTGATGTATATACCTTAAAATAGCTTTAAAAATGTTTTAAAAAGGCTTATTTGAGATGCTTTAAAAATAGGACATCTTGTTTTTTGTTAGGTCAAAAAAATAGGGCGTTTGGATTTTGCGAATTTACATTAGAAAATCGATTTGTACACTACTTGACTTATTAAATAGGTCACTTGGGTAATGCAATAAGCCGAAATGTCCTCCAGTCATATCAACCCATTCCTTAGGTTGTTTAATCATCTCATATACTTCTTTTGTAATTTCTGGACTTGCTCCAGTCATTTCATCTTTGGTAGCGACAACCATAAGTATTGGAGCTTTTAATTGAGATGCACATTGACCAATATGAAATCCTTCTGGTGTTTTAACAGTTGAAAAGGAAACTACATTTTGCCAGTTTGTACCAAATCGACTTCCATATTCCATAAACCAACGATAGGCCGTTAACTCTGTTAATACCGATGGAATATTCATTTGGTCTTCAGAAACAATTGGAACGCGCTCTGTAACAGTATGTGGCAAGTTCTTAATGTTGTCGGTTAAAAGTGTATTCTTTGCAAACGTATAAAGTTCTTCATTAATGTTTTTTGAAGTAGGTTCATCTCCAAATGCTGGAATTATTGATATAACTGACTTGACCCTATCATCAACTGTTCCTACCAGAAATGCCTCACGAGAACTCATACTTGCTCCCCAAACTGCGATACGTGTTGTGTCAATTTCTGATCTCATAAAAAGAAAATCAATTGCATCAATGTATCCTCTTGCTTGTATCCAAAAATTAATTTCCTGACGAGGTTCTCCATCGCTTATGCCAAAATTTCTGTGATCGTATAATAGAACAGCGAAACCAGCTTTTTGGAATTCTTCAGCATATTTATCTGCGGTCATTCCTTTTATTGTAGTTGTAAATCCATGAGCCATAACTATAACAGGATGTTTTAAAGTGTCACTTTCGGGTAAATAAAGATTCCCTCTTAGAGTAGCTCCTTGTGACTTAAATTCAATATCGAGCGTCATAGCTATGGATTATCTTTAGTTATACAAGGATTAATTCTTTTTTGAACTCATAATGATTTGCTGTTTTTTCATATCTAAGTAGAACACGTTGAGCATTTTCAGGGATGTATGCGATTTTATAATCTTCACCTGCAAA